CTGCGATGGCCGTGTCATCAGCGGCGATGATATTCAGGATATGGCCGACACGTTCGACCCGCGCGTCTACGGCTGTCGCATCAACCTCGAACACATCCGCGGCCTTATGCCTGACAGCCTGTTTAAACGCTATGGCGATGTAACCGAGCTTAAGGCGGATATTATCAGCGATGGCTCTGCGCTCGATGGCAAAAAGGCGCTGTTTGGCAAAATTGCCCCGCTCGACGAGCTTGTCAGCATGGTTAAGGCCGGACAGAAGGTTTACACCTCAATGGAGATCCGCCCGAACTTCGCCAACAGCGGAAAATGTTACCTCGTTGGGCTGGCCGTCACCGATGACCCGGCAAGCCTCGGCACTGAATACCTCGAATTCTGCAGCCGCGCCGCGCAGAACCCGCTCGCCGGTAAAAAAGACCAGCCGGGCGATCTCTTCTCAGTTGCGTCACTCGCTGAGCTGGAGTTTGAGGACGTTCCCGACACCATGCTCAACAGCCTCACCGACAAGGTCAAAGCCATTTTTGGCCGTAAACAGGCCAGCGATGACTCACGTTTCTCTGATGTGCATGAGGCGGTGACCACCGTTACCGAGCAGGTGCAAACCAATCTCAGCGCCACCGACCAGCGTATCACCGAGCTTGAGACCGCTTTTGCGCTGCTTAAGCAGGACGTGACAAGCAAAGTCGATGAAAACGCGCGGGCGTTTACCTCCCTGAAAAGCACCCTCGATAACACCGAAAGCCAGCGCCAGCAGCGCCGCGAGCTTTCCCGTGGTGGTACGGGCGACGAGCTGCTGACCAACTGCTGATAACACGCCGGGCGTGTTGCCCGGCCTGAACCCTTTTACCCGAACAGGAATAACCATGCGTAAAGAGACCCGCTTTAAATTCAATGCCTACCTGTCCCGCGTCGCGGAGCTGAACGGCGTTTCCGCCGATGACGTGGCGAAGAAATTCACCGTCGAGCCATCGGTCACACAAACCCTGATGAACACTGCTCAGATGTCATCCGCGTTTCTGACCAAAATTAACATCGTGCCGGTCGATGAGCTGAAAGGCGAAAAGGTCGGCGCCGGTGTTAACGGCACGATTGCGAGCACCACCGATACTACTGGTGATGACGAGCGTAAAACCGCTGATTTCACTGCGCTGGAGTCGAACAAATACGAATGCGCACAGATTAACTTCGACTTCCATATCCGCTACAAACAGCTCGACCTGTGGGCGCGATTCCAGGACTTCCAGACCCGTATCCGTGACGCCATCATCAAACGTCAGTCCCTTGATTTCATCATGGCCGGTTTCAACGGTACTACCCGAGCGGACACCTCGAACCGCAAAAACAATCCGCTGCTGCAGGATGTGGCCGTCGGCTGGCTGCAGAAGTACCGCAATGAAGCCCCAGCGCGCGTGATGTCGAAAGTCACCGACGAGGACGGCACAGTCATTTCCGACGTGATCCGCGTGGGTAAAAACGGCGACTATGCGAACCTCGACGCGCTGGTCATGGATGCCACCAGTAACCTGATTGACGAGATTTATCAGGATGACCCGGAGCTGGTTGTCATCACCGGGCGTAAGCTGATGGCGGATAAGTATTTCCCTATCGTCAATCAGGAGCAGGCAAACACCGAATCGCTGGCCGCTGACATCATCATCAGCCAGAAGCGAATCGGCAACCTGCCAGCCGTGCGCGTGCCTTACTTCCCGGCTGATGGGCTGATGGTGACGCGACTCGACAACCTGTCGATTTACTTCATGGATGACGCGCACCGTCGCGCCATCATTGAAGAACCGAAAAAAGACCGCGTAGAAAACTACGAGTCAATGAATATTGACTATGTGGTCGAGGCTTATGCCGCCGGTTGCCTGATTGAAAATATCAAGCTTGGTGACTTCACCCCAACTGAAGCTCCGGACGGCGGAGAGTAAGCCATGATGAGTCCCGCAGCGCGTCACCTGATGTGGGTCTCGGCCTCTGAAACTGCGCGGCGGGCTGCTGTCCCGCTGCGTAATGCAACTGCCTACGAGCAGATGCTCGTTAAGCTGGCCGCAGACAATCGCACGCTGAAACAAATCCGATCAAATGAGCGAAAGGCAGACAAAAAGCGCGAGCTGCTGCCGTTCTATCTGCCGTGGGTCGCTGGCGTCCTCGCAAACGGCAAGGGCGCACAGGATGACATCGTCATGACGGTCATGCTCTGGCGCCTCGATGCTGACGATATCGCCGGGGCGCTGGAAATTGCCCGTTACGCGATGACCTATGGCCTGACCATGCCGACCGGGCGACGTCCGACGCCTTACCTGCTGGCCGAAGAAGTGGCGCTGGCCGCGCAGCGCCTGCGGGGGGCGAAACAACCGGTCGAGCTGGCGAACCTGCTCGATACCCTCGCGCTGACTGAGCGTGCGGATATGCCCGATATCGTGCGTGCGAAGCTGCACAAAATCACCGGCTACGTGCTGCGTGATGCTGAGCAACTGCAGGAGGCGCTGGCGCACCTGCAGCGTGCGATCCAGTTAGAAAGCACTATCGGCGTGAAAAAGGATATCGAGCAGTTAGAGCGTCAGCTCAGGCCAAAACCCGAACCGGCACCGAAAACCCAAAAGACTAAACCGCGAACGCGCAAACCTGCTGCTAAACCGGCGGCACGGCGCGGGCGTCCACCAAAGGCGGCAAAAGCCGCAGGTTAACCGAGCGCTCCCCGAGCCGGGCGGCACGCCGGTCAATGCGGGTATTTATTGCCCTGACTGCGACCGGCGTCCACCGCCCACCCATTACCCGAGGTTGTCATGACGACGCTGATTATTGAGCCAAAGAAAGAGCCGCAGGATGTGCCGGGCGTGGTGATACCACCACCGGGCGTGAGCGAGCCGGTAATCAAAAACACCCCGTTTTTTCCTGACGTCGATCCGAAGCGCGTGCGCGAGGAAATGCGTTTAGAGCAAACCGTTTCCCCCGTGCGCCTGCGCCGGGCGATTAAAACCGCTATCTCGGAGACTAACGCGGAGCTGGGCGAGTGGCGCGAGCGTCAGCTCGATGCCGGTTACGCCACGCTGGCGGATGTCCCGACTGACGAGCTCGACGGCGAGAGCGTGCGCGTTTTTCACTACTTTAACGCCGTGTGTTCGATGACGACGGCCACGCTTTATGAGCGTTTTCGCAGCGTGGATGCGACCGCCAAAGGCGATAAGAAGGCCGACAGCATCGACAGCACTATCGATGAAATGTGGCGGGATATGCGCTGGTCTGTAGCGCGCATCCAGGACAAAGCGCGCTGCATCGTGGGGCAAATCTGATGAAAGCGTATGCGCTGCAGGGCGACACCCTCGACGCAATTTGCGCCCGGTATTACGGGCGCACTGAGGGTGTGGTCGAAACCGTCCTAGAGGCGAATCCCGGCCTGTCTGAGCTCGGCGTCATCCTGCCGCACGGCACGGCAATTGAGCTACCCGAGACCGAGAGCGCGGCCAGAACCGAAACGGTGAATCTATGGGACTGAGTATGGAAAAAATCACCACGTTTATCGCCTACTGGCTGGCCGTGGGGCTGGCGTATGTCGGGGCAATGTCGCCCGAAAAGATGGCGCTTTACGTGGGTGGCGGATGCGCCATTTTTACCGCGCTGACGAACTACTGGTTTAAGCGCAAGACGTACCTCTATCTGACATCGCTCGGACTTGATAAAGGGGCAATTCGTGAAATCAATCGTTAAAAAGTGCAGTGTGGCCGCCGTGCTGGCGCTGGCAGCACTGATGCCTGACTTTCGTCTGCTTAACACCTCGCCCGGGGGGCTGGCGCTGATTGCCGATCTCGAAGGTTGTCGCCTGACGCCTTACCAGTGCAGCGCGGGAGTGTGGACGTCGGGCATCGGCCACACTGCAGGCGTCGTGCCGAAGGGAGACATCACCGAGCGTCAGACGGCGGCGAATCTCGTCGCGGATGTGCTGAACGTCGAGAAGCGCCTCGCGGTGTGCGCGCCGGTGAAAATGCCGCAGCACGTTTACGATGCGCTGGTCAGTTTCGCGTTTAACGTGGGAACCGGCGCGGCCTGCCGGTCGACGCTGGTCTCGTTTATCAGGCGCCAGCAGTGGCCGCAGGCGTGCGACCAGCTCACCCGCTGGGTTTACGTGAATGGCGCAGTCAGCAAAGGGCTGGAAAACCGCCGCGCGCGCGAGCGAGCTTATTGCATGAAGGGGATACCATGAAAGTGATGCTGTTTTTACCGGCCGCGCTGCTGGCGGTGGTGCTCTGGCAGCGCCACGAAAACGGCAATCTGACGCGCTCCTTTGAACGGGCTAACAGGGTCGCCAGTGAACAAAAAAACGTGATCGGGATGCTAAAAAATCAGCTTTCCGTATCGCAGAAAATCGCCAGGACGAACGAAACCGCGCAGGTCAGTTTACGCGGTGAGTTAATCGCCGCCGGGGAAATAGCTGCCCGGCGCGAACAAACCATTACGAGGCTGATGAATGAGAATGAAACCTTACGCCGCTGGTATAGCGACAGGCTGCCTGATGTTGTGCGCAGGCTGCACACCCGAGAGGGTTGCGCCTCCGCCGGTCATTGTTTACAGCGCCTGCCCGAAGGTGAGCTATTGCCCGATGCCGGAAAGCGACCCGGTGACTAATGGCGATTTGAGTGCAGATATCCGCAGGCTTGAGCACGCGCTCGCGGCCTGCGCGCTGCAGGTTGAAACCGTTAAGGACTGTCAGGATAAACTCGATGAAGAAAGCTCGCAGCCTGCGCGAAGCGCTGATTAAAGCCGTCCCGCAACTGGAAACGAACCCCGAAATGATGCGCATCTTTGCCGATGAAGGGAATATCGATGCGCGGCTCGCGGCCTCGCTGTCGCATGAGAAAATTTATACCCTTAACGTGATCGTGTGTGACTTTGTGGGCGACCCTGACCTTATTTTCGTGCCGGTGGCGGCATGGCTCAGGGAAAACCAGCCGGATATCTGTACCCTCGATGAGGGGCGGAAAAAAGGCTACCGTTTCCAGATGGATTTAAACGACGGGGACAGTGTCGATATCAGCATTAGCCTGCAGCTCACCGAGCGCACCCTCATCAAAGAGGAAAACGGCGCGCTGCACGTAAGCTATGCCCCTGAGCCGCCGCTGCCGGAGCCCGTCACGCGCCCGAAAGAGCTTTATATCAACGGCGAACTGGTGAGCAAGTGGGATGAGTGACTTTAAACCCTTTGACGACAAGCTCGCCGGGCTGCTTGCTTCCCTGTCACCCGCAGGGCGACGTAAGCTTGCCGGTGAGATAGCGAAGCAACTACGAGCGGCGCAACAGCAACGTATCAAACAGCAAAAAGCCCCGGACGGCTCCCCTTATCAGGCGCGCAAGCGTCAGCCGCTCAGGGCAAAGACCGGTCGGATTAAACGGGCAATGTTTCAGAAGTTGCGCACAAGCCGGTACATGAAAGCCAGTGGCCGTGAAAATAGCGCCGTGGTGGAATTTACCGGCAAAGTGCAGCGTATCGCGCGTGTCTATCAGTACGGCCTCAAAGACCGACCAAATCAGCACGCTAAGGACGTGAAGTACGCAGAGCGCCAGTTACTCGGATTTAGCTTTTCAGATAAAAAGTTAATTGAAAAGCTAATTATCATCCATTTATGTTAGAACGTTTTGCCGCGCATACAGTTTAAGCCTATGCCTATGCCACTTGCTTCTGTTAATGTTAAAGCTAGCAAAGGCTGTGGTTAATCTAATTATGAGGGTGTTTATGAGTGTGTTTCATTATACGGACTTGAATGGATTTAAAGGTATCGTAGAGAATAATACATTGTGGGCAACAAACATTCATCACTTAAATGACAGTAAAGAATATCACCATGGTATGAAGTGTTTTTTAAATGCTCTGGATTTTATTGATGAAAAATATTTCGATTCATCAATGAAAGGCTCGATAGAAGTAATGATGGATAATTATATGCGTAATCAAGGGAGGTACATATTCAATACGTCATTTTGCTTGATTTCAGATCAATTGAGTCAATGGAGAGGATATGGAAACAAGCAGGGTGTCTGTATTGAGTTTGATGAAAATAAGTTGCACGATGTATATAAGCATTTAAACTTCAAGATAACTCGCGGGAATGTCTTTTATACAAAAGAGGGTTCAACGTTTGAAGCCAGAAAAGAGATTAATTCTTTCCTTGATTTGAATTATTATTCACAACTCTTCGCCAAGGATAAGTTTAGAAGGGATATTCATTTGCATAGTATAATGTGTGCCCTAATGCCATTCTTCAAACATGATGGCTTTGCGGAAGAAAAAGAATATCGTTTTATTTACACCCCCTTGAATGAAGTTCCTGATGTACACTTTAGAATTTCCGGTGATAGACTAATTCCATATATTAAGCCTGCTGTTTGTGAAGGTGAAAAAATGCCAATCAAGAAGATTATAATTGGTCCTTCTAAATCTACAGAGGATATTATTTCCGGTGTGCGGTTTTTCTTGGATTACCATAATTATCGGAATGTTGAGGTGGTTCCATCACAGATTCCCTATCGTACTTAAAATCTCAATGAAAGAATGGCCACTATCGTGTTATACAAAATAATTAAGCCGTCGGATTTTTCGCTTAAGTGACTCCCGCTATGTAGTTTAAACAAGCACTTACATTGCAATAGTTTGTTGTACTGCGTATCACCAAACTCCGTTTTATTGCCGCTGGATCTACTCGGCGGCATCCTTTCCCCATGAATAATTTAAATTCTCTGCAGGACATCGCACGCGCGATCCGCAACCTTATCCGCACCGGGATTGTGACCGACGTCGACCCCGACGAGGGGCTTTGTCGTGTCCAGACCGGTGGCATGGAAACTACCTGGCTGAACTGGCTCACCTGTCGCGCCGGTCGCTCGCGGGTGTGGTGGGCTCCCTCGGTCGGTGAGCAGGTGCTAATCCTTGCTATCGGCGGTGAGCTCGATACCGCCTTTGTGCTGCCCGGCATTTTCTCTGATGACCATCCCGCACCGTCTTCCTCACCCGATGCGCTTCACGTCGCCTTTCCTGACGGCGCGCTTATCGAGTACGACCCCGACGGTGGGGCGCTCACCGTATCCGGAATCAAAACCGCAGACGTCACCGCGTCCGACTCCATTACCGCCACCGTGCCGGTGGTGCTGGTCAAAGCCGATACCCGCATCACGCTCGATACGCCCGAGGTGATTTGTACCAACAAGCTGACGACCGGCACGCTCGAAGTGAAACAGGGCGGGAAGATGACCGGCAACATTGAGCACACCGGCGGAACACTGACCTCGAACGGCGTGCAGGTGGATAACCACGCGCACGGCAACGTACAGAGCGGCGGAAGCTGGACTAAGGGGACAGAATGACAGTGCGTTATCTGGGAATGAGCAGTCAGTCGGGGCTCAGCATCTCTGAGATTGAACATATCAGGCAAAGCGTGCGCGACATTCTCGTCACGCCGGTTGGCTCGCGCGTTATGCGCCGCGAATACGGCTCGCTTCTGTCGCAGATGATTGACCAGCCGCAGACTCCGGCGCTGCGTCTGCAGATTATGGCCGCGTGCTATTCCGCGATCCAGAAATGGGAGCCCCGCGTCAGCCTGACGACCATCGCCTTTGAACGGTCGGAAAGCGACGGCGGGCTTTATGTCGATATAACCGGCACGCGCTCAACGCTGAATCAGCCATTTTCCATCACCATTCCACTGAGCTAAACGATATGGCTATTGTCGATTTAAGCCAGCTTGCCGCGCCTGATGTCGTGGAGGAGCTGGACTATGAAACCATCCTGAGCGAACGAAAGGCGACGCTCGTGTCGCTTTATCCCGAAGAACAGCATGACGCAATCGCCCGCACGCTGACGCTCGAATCTGAGCCGATCGTGAAGCTGCTGCAGGAAAACGCGTACAGGGAAGTTATCTGGCGACAGCGCGTCAATGAGGCCGCGCGTGCGGTCATGCTGGCTTACTCCACCGGCGCAGACCTCGACCAGCTCGGCGCAAACTCAAGCGTCGAGCGCCTTGTGATCACCCCAGCAGATGACACGACGCTACCGCCAACGCCTGCCGTTATGGAGTCAGACACCGACTACCGCCTGCGCATCCAGCAAGCCCCGGAAGGGCTAAGCACCGCAGGCTCAACCGGCGCGTATCAGTTTCATGGCCGCAGCGCTGACGGGCGGGTCGCAGATATTTCCGTTATCAGTCCAGAACCCGCTTGCGTGACGGTCTCGGTGCTGTCCCGCGAAAACAACGGCGTCGCCTCTGACGAACTGCTCGCCATTGTGCGCACCGCCCTTAACGATGAGGACGTGAGGCCAGTCGCTGACCGCGTGACCGTACAGTCAGCCGCAATCGTCGATTATAAAATCACCGCCTCGCTTTATCTTTACCCAGGCCCCGAAAGTGAGCCGGTGCTTAGCGCAGCAAAAACCAAGCTGCAGGCCTATATCACCGCGCAGCACCGGCTCGGGCGTGATATCCGAAAATCAGCAATCTATGCCGCGCTTCACGTCGAGGGCGTGCAGCGAGTAGAGCTGGCGGAGCCGGAGGCCGACATTGTGCTCGATGAAACACAAGCGTCATGGTGCAGCGAGTACAGCGTCATTATCGGGGGAAACGATGAATAAAAACCGCCTGCTGCCGGTGGGGTCGTCACCGCTTGAGGTGGCTGCGGCGCGTGCCTGCGCTGAAATAGAAAATACCCCCATTCCCCTGCGTCGACTCTGGAGCCCTGACGACTGCCCGGCAAGCCTGCTGCCGTGGCTGGCGTGGGCGTTTTCCGTTGACCGGTGGGATGAGAGCTGGCCGGAGTCCACAAAGCGCGATGTCATCCGCGCGGCGTGGTTTATCCATGCGCACAAAGGGACTATTGGGGCGGTGCGCCGCGTGGTGGAGCCGCTCGGCTACCTGATAAACGTGTCCGAGTGGTGGGAAACTAACGACCCGCCCGGCACGTTTCGCCTCGATATCGGTGTGCTTGAGACCGGCATCACCGAGGATATGTATTACGAAATGGAGCGGCTGATTGCCGATGCAAAACCCGCCAGCCGCCACCTTATCGGCCTGACCATTATTCAGGACATTCCCGGCTATCTCTACACCGGAGCCCTGACCTATGACGGCGACATCATCACGGTTTATCCCGGATAAGTGAGAGAACAATGACAGTGAAATATAAAACGGTCATCACCAAAGCCGGTGCGGAAAAACTGGCCGCAGCAACCGTCCCGAATGGGAAAAAGGTGAATTTTACAGTGATGGCCGTCGGTGACGGTGGCGGCACGCTGCCGACCCCGAACGCCAGCCAGACAAAACTGGTGCGTGAGGTCTGGCGTCATACCCTGAACAAAATCAGCCAGGACAATAAAAACAAAAACTATGTCGTGGCGGAGCTGGTTATCCCTCCTGAGACCGGTGGTTTCTGGATGCGCGAAATGGGGCTTTATGATGATACCGGCACGCTGATTGCGGTCGGCAATATGGCTGAAAGCTACAAGCCAGAACTGGCGGAAGGGTCAGGACGTGCGCAGACCGTGCGTATGGTCATCATGGTGAGTGATATCGAGTCGGTCGAGCTGGCCATTGATACCACACTGGTGATGGCCACGCAGGACTATGTCGACGATAAGCTGGCGGAGCATGAACAGTCGCGCCGCCATCCCGACGCCACGCTCACCGCAAAGGGTTTCACTCAGCTAAGCAGTGTAACCGACAGCTCGTCTGAGGTGCTCGCAGCGACGCCGAAAGCGGTTAAGGCGGCGTATGACCTTGCAAAAGCGAAATACACGGCTCAGGACGCCACCACATCGCAGAAAGGCATTATTCAGCTCAGTAGCGCAACCGACAGCACGTCTGAAGTGCTGGCCGCGACACCAAAAGCGGTGAAAATCGCCAACGATAATGCGAATACCCGTTTACCGCTCGCGGGCGGCTGGCTGACTGGTGGTTTTGGAATTAAAACCGCGATCGGCAGCGTGTCATTCGGGGTGGGTAACTCTGATGTGTATATCGCTAACGGTGCGTCGAATAAGTTTCTGCAACTGAAGCACACGGGCGAGCTGAAGTACGACGACAAAGCTGTTTATCATGAGGGATATAAGCCCACGGCTGAGGATGTGGAGGCGCTGCCAGTAAAGGGCACTGCCGAAGCGGCTAAGAAGCTTGCCACCGCGCGCAAAATTGCCGGGGTGACTTTTGATGGTACATCCGATATCACACTGAAAACCTCGAATCTGGATGATGCGGGGACAGCTGCTACAAAAAATGTGACAACCTCCAATAGTGATACCACTGGCGGGCGAGTGCTGAAGGTGGGTGATTTCGGTCTGGGTGCCTTCTCTGCCGTATATGTTTCGGATGCAAACAACGTCAACTATAACGGCTTTTTCAGTATGAGCGCGGAGGGCATTCATGGCCCTGTCGCTAATACTGTGAATGAGTTTATTCATGTCCAGTATAACCAAAACACTGGCCGACAAGTTGGCTGGCGTGCCGGGCGTCCTGATGAGCCGATTCGCCACAGGACTAAAGTGAACGGAGAGTGGCAGGACTGGATCAAAATCTACGATTCAAATAACCCGCCAACAGCCGATGAAGTCGATGCAGTCTCAGCGTCAAAGGGTGGCACTTTTCAGAAAGAGGTCGCGTTCTCGGGAGGCATAAAACTCAGGAACAGCACGGGAATTTATCAGGGTGAAGATGCCGCAGGCTTCTCCAGTAATAACGTGATGCTGAACTCATGGAACGGGATAGGGTTCTATTGCACCCTCACCGGGAGTGAAGGGGTCACGGTGTTTGTCGATACGCGTGGCGGGAATCTGGAAGCGAAAGGCCAGATTAAGCCGGGTGACTTTACTAATTTCGACAACCGGTTTTATACCAAAACGCTAGCTAACAGCACTTTCCAGAAGGTCAATACAGCCTCAAGAGGGTCTCGCGGGTGGTTTAAAGATTCCAGCACGGGAATGATATTTCAGTGGGGGATTGAGAGCGTTAGCGGGGCAACCACGCGGATATTCAGTTTCCCGGTTTCGTTTCCGACCGGGTGCGCATCGCTGACGGTATCAAACAACATCGAGCGAACGGCTGGCGAAAACTCAATGACGGGATTCATCAAATCGGCATCACAATATTCCCTGTCAAATACTGCCGCAACAGATCGCCAGTTATGCTGGTTTGCAGTTGGTTATTAGGAAGATAAACGATGAATTATTATTTTTCGAAATCAGAGCTCGGATTCTATTGCGACCAAGTGAATGAATCCATTCCGGCTGATGCCGTGGAAGTCAGTGAAGAATTATATTTTTCTCTGCTGGAGGGGCAATCCACCGGAAAAGTGATCGCCGCAAATAAGGCGGGCACCCCGATTTTAATCGACCCACCGGAGCCAACTGTCGAGGAGTTAGTCGCGCTGGCGGAAGAAACGAAAGCATTGCTGATGACGGAAACTAACGCCAGAATACTCCCTCTGCAGGATGCTTCCGATTTGGGGCTGGAAACTGAGGAAGAAAAACAGCTCTTGCTCGCGTGGAAAAAATACCGCGTGTTGTTAAGCCGGGTTGATACCGAAACAGCCCCGGATATTGAATGGCCTGAAAAACCAGCCTGACCTGAGCCCTCCACCCGGAGGGCTTTTTGTTTGTTGTGTTATTCCCCGACCAACGGCATTGCATCGCACCCGTACCGCACACAACAGAAAATAGTTGCTCCACTTCACCACGGAGTTTAACGGATGGGCGACTATCACCACGGCGTTGAGGTCATCGAGATTAACGATGGCACGCGCACAATTTCAACGGTCTCGACGGCCATCATCGGTATGGTCTGCACGGCCAGCGACGCAGACGAGGCTACATTCCCGCTTAATGAGCCGGTGCTGATTACCAGCGTGCAAAGCGCCATCGGTAAAGCCGGTAAACAGGGCACTCTGTCAAAAGCCCTGCAGGCCATCGCCGACCAGTGCAAACCGGTCATTGTGGTTGTGCGCGTTCCCGAGGGGGGCGAAGACCCGGACGACCCCGAAGCGGCGCAGAAAGAGACCATTTCAAACATCATCGGCACGACCGATGAAAACGGCAAATATACCGGCCTGAAAGCGCTGCTGACCGCGAAAACCGTCACCGGCGTTAAGCCGCGCATTCTCGGCGTGCCGGGGCTGGATTCTCAGGAAGTAGCGACCGCGCTCGCGTCGACCTGCCAGGGCCTGCGCGCATTTGGCTATATCAGCGCGTGGGGCTGCAAAACCATTTCTGACGCCATGAAGTACCGCGAGAATTTCAGCCAGCGTGAGCTGATGGTCATTCACCCTGATTTTCTGGCTTGGGACACCACGACGAACGAAACCGATATTGCATGGGCGACCGCCCGCGCGCTCGGCCTGCGCGCCAGAATTGACCAGGATACCGGCTGGCACAAAACGCTGTCTAACGTCGGCGTGAATGGCGTCACCGGCGTCAGCGCTTCGGTCTCATGGGATTTGCAGGAGCAGGCCACCGACGCCAATCTGCTGAATCAGGCCGGGGTCACCACGCTGATCCGTAACGACGGCTTTAAATTCTGGGGAAACCGCACCTGCTCGGACGACCCGCTATTTGTGTTTGAGAACTACACCCGCACGGCGCAGGTGCTGGCCGACACGATGGCGGAGGCGCACGCGTGGGCGATGGATAAGCCCGTCACCGCTACGCTTATCCGCGACATTGTCGCCGGTATCAATGCCAAATTCCGCGAGCTGAAAAACAACGGCTATATCGTTGACGGCTCCTGCTGGTATGACCCGGAGTCAAACGACGTGTCGACCCTCAAAGCGGGGAAACTGTATATCGACTACGACTACACCCCCGTCCCGCCGCTGGAAAACCTGACCCTGCGCCAGCGCATTACTGATACCTATCTGGCGAACCTGTCAGAGTCGGTTAACAGCTAAGGAGCCCGGAACATGGCACTGCCACGCAAACTGAAATATCTGAACATGTTTAACGACGGCCTCAGCTACATGGGCGTTGTCGAATCCGTCACCCTGCCAAAGCTGACCCGCAAGCTTGAGAAATACCGTGGCGGCGGGATGCCGGGCTCGGTGTCAATTGACCTCGGTCTCGATGATGACGCGCTTTCGCTTGAGTGGACGCTCGGCGGACTGCCTGACATTGAGCTGTGGTCGCAATACGCATCATCGGGCGCGGACAGCGTACCGCTGCGCTTCACCGGCTCTTACCAGCGCGACGACACTGGCGCTATTTCTGCCGTCGAGGTGGTCATGCGTGGCCGTCACAAAGAGTACGACGGAGGCGAAAACAAACAGGGCGAAAGCGGCTCGACCAAGATGTCGACCGAGTGCGCTTACTACCAGCTCACTATCGACGGCAAAGAGGTCATCGAGATTGACGTCATCAACATGGTGATGAAAGTTGACGGCGTCGACCGTCTGGCGGAACACCGTAAGGCCATCGGCCTGTAATCCCTTAACCGGTCAGGCAGGCTGGCCGTTCATCCACTTTTGAAGAGAGAACCATCATGGAAAATACCAACGAAACCGAAAACTCAAACATTGTGATCCTCGATAACCCTGTCATGCGCGGTGAGCAGAAAATCGGGCAGGTGACGGTCACAAAACCCAACGCGGGAACCCTGCGCGGTGTGAGTCTGGCCTCGCTGGCAAACTCTGACGTCGATGCGCTGATTAAGGTGCTGCCGCGCATGACGTACCCGGCGCTCACCGAGCATGAGGTCATGCGTCTGGAAGCGTCAGACCTGATTTTGTTCGCCGGTAAGGTGGTCGGTTTTTTGTCGCCATCTTCGGTACGCTGACGTTCCCCGATAACCTTTCGGTCGATGACCTGATGGCGGATATCGCGGTGATTTTTCACTGGCCGCCATCAGAACTTTATTCCCTGAGCGTGACCGAGCTCATTACATGGCGCGACAAGGCGCTGCAGCGAAGCGGAAACCACTATGAGCAATAACGTCAGACTTGAGGTGCTGCTTAACGCAGTAGACCGGGCAAGCCGACCGCTTAAAGCTATCCAGAACGCCAGCAAATCCCTTGCTGGCGATATC